CATCGGTTTTAATTTAAGAAGTAAAGTCTCCATTACTGTGTCCCCATATATTGTATAAGTATTAGGAACTTGAGGATCTTCCCAATGCCCAAACTGTTTACTAAAAGGAGAGATTAATTTTTTTTGAAACATATAAGTCGCTATCTTTCGTCTTAAAGAAATATAATCATAAATAAATTGAGTCATCTCGGTAGAGATAGCTTTTCTTATAATCATATAATTATTAATATTAAAATCATTCATATTGTAAAATCAAAGTTAATAACATATCTGTGTTTATATTTAATAGGAGTATTGCCAGCGTGATATTGATGTCCTTCAAAATAAACTGCACTTCCCTGCTTAGGTGTGTGTTGTAAAATAATTTTTTTATCTATATCTTTTAAAACATTTATAGAATCCTCTTTATTAAAAAATTTATCAAAAATAAAAGTATCTCCATCTGAATCATTTATGTAATAGACCAGAGTTTTATACGGTCCGCTATGATCAGGCAAATCTATATGGGGCTTGTTAAATAAAAATTTTTCCCTATCAGGATGTTGAAAGGTAAGTCTTAGTCGTACTCGCAAAACTTGTTTAACAAGAACATTTGTTTTTGCTGTAAAGAAATATAAAATAGGTCTAAACAATCCCCACTCCATAGAGTTTTCTCTTCCCTGCATAACTAAAGAATGACTAAAACCTATATTATCTAAAAATTTAATTCCTTCAGCAGGAGGAGTATTTTCATCATATCCAATACTTGATGTATAATACAAAGGTATATGTGATAACGTTTGCTTTAATTCATGTTGATATACTTCCGGGATTAAATTATCTATTACCAAAGGTTTCATTTTAATGGCAACTCCGCTAAATAATCATTAGAATCAAGATCTCCCCTTAAAAAAGTATTAAAGGATATCGAAATTCTTGTTGTCGAAGAACAATTTTTATTTACACTATGCCAAACAGTAGAAGGAAATAAAACCAGCCTGTTATCTCTTGCTTTAACGAAAGTTGATAAATTATTTTCATGATTAAACTTTTTTCTTTTCCAAGTTAAACGCCATAAGTTTGTGTTAGGGTGTTCAAATTCAATATCAGGCGTTTCCTTATCCGTTTTAATATAATAAACTCCTGAAACAATACTATTAGAATGATAATGCATGGGATGCTTTTTTTGTGGAAGTAAAAAAGTAACCCATGAATTAGTCATATATAATTCTTGGTCACAGCTCATGACTTCATTTTTATACCTATCAATACACATTTGTATATCTTCTCTAAGTCTTTTTAATTTTTCATTTTTTAAAATATCCTTATCAATAGAAGAAACAGTTTCTAGGTAAGGACTCGTAGTATCACCAGAAGCTGTATTAACTATAGTAGATTTTTCCTCTTCACTTAAAGGTTTAAAATCAAAGACAGCAACAGGAGTGGGAAATAATTTTAAGAGGAGCATGTTAAATAATATAAGTTATATGCAAGGGTTATTCTGCTTTCTTCATTTGCATGTTTATCTACTGAATGACGCAAAGGAGAAGGGAATATTAAAATATCTCCAGGATTACCCTTGTATGAAAAACCATTCTCGAAATGTGTAGCAGAACCTTTACACTCAGTATGGTATATAACACCAGATAAATTGCCAGCATGATTATGCCAATCATTTACAGCATCTTTTTCTACATAATTTATCCAACAATCATATGCATCAAAATGGTTTTCATTTCTTCTTAAACGAACAGTTCTACGGGTGTCATTAAAAGATAAATGTTCATACTTACATCTATACCATTCACCTAAATAGATAAGATAAGCTTGTAAAAAAGACCCTTCAAGACAATCATAAGGTATAGAAACCTGGTAAGAATTATTGCCAACGTTATAATGCTCCAGTAAAAAATTTAATTTATGCTTTCTAATTTTATTAGTTCGCTCTACATATTTTTTTATATCCTCAATAATAGAAGATGGAATCTTGTGTTTTAAAATAGAAGGGTATACTTCTTCAACGTCTGTAAATAAAGATTTTAATGTTTCGCTCATTTAAAAATAATTTAAGTTAATTAGCATTCTAAATTTTCGATCGGTACAAGAGGTACTTTGATGAGCCTCATTGGTTTTAAATTTTAATAATCTATTTCGTACACTTTGGGTAAATGGATTTTCTTTGTCCTCAAAAAAAGTCCCCCCATTACATGTATTAAGATATAAAATAGCCGCATTAGCTTCAAAGCCATAATCTTTATGTGCATCAAATTTATATACTTGTTCTGTTCTTGGAAATAAATTTACCTTTGCCCTTAGTAAACTTTTTACTTTTAATTTTTTTAGAAGAGGCTGAATTACATTTAATAGATCACTCCTACTGGCATGGTGATCATACAAAGTATGAATAAAGTATGAGTGATTAAGATCATCAATCTCTGTCTCAGTACCTACTTTTGTAGAATAAAACCAAGCTATATCTGAAAGCCTCGGAGAATTTGTAAAAGTGTTTTCTATAAGAGCAAAATCTCTTTCGTCTAAAAAATTATTTATTTGTTCCATGATATATATTTTTATTGAGAAAATCATACAAGGATAAACAATGCTTCGTTGCATCATTCCATTGTCGTTTTCTTTGTTCTAAGTTATTAATAGATAACTGCCAACCTGGATACATTGCTTTAAGATCATTTAAATATAAACCATACTTTAAAGCAAACTCATCCGTCGCTCCCCAATTCATACCTGTGCATATACAAGCCGCGCCTTCATCATGAGAAAAAGAGAAGTCAGAAAATTTCCAAAAAACTAAATCTTGAAACATACTGCCAGTAGTTTTATACAAAGATTTTAAATTATACTCTCTCTTTTGAATTGCTTTCCAATAAGGAGTGTCAGTTCTAACAGAAAGAGAATAATGAATAGCAACAAATTCTGCAAAGTATCTAAAGGAATTTGTAGAAGATAAATTAAATTGTTCTTTTGTAAAATTAGATACACTTCCTCTACCTAAAACTCTTACTAATCTTATTAAAAATTCATGAACAGATAAAAGTCCATTACCTTCTAATGGTTCTATAAACCCCGCAGCTAATCCTATCGCACAGACGTTTTTTACAAACAGTCTTTTATGAATACCTACTTTCATTTTTAACTGTTTAAAATTTAAATCATCTCTTTTAAGATATTTTTTAAACTGTGTAAGAGCATCTTCATCTGAAATATATTTGTCTGAATAAACATACCCTGTTCCCATTCTACTCCACAGCGGTACCTTCCATACCCAACCATTTTCAATTGCAGTACAGTTTGTATAAGGAACTAATTCTTTTTTTTTATCTTTATATTGTATTCTTGTAGCCCACGCTGAGTTATTGGGTAGGATATCTTCGTAACTTATAAAAGGTTCCTTTAAAGTTTTGCCTAGTAGTAGAGATTTAAAACCAGTGCAATCGATAAAAAGATCTGCTTTTAATTTTCCATTCTTACTTGTGTGTAGATAATCAATTCCCTCTTCATTAGTTTTAATATCAACCACATCGTCCTCAATAATAGTTCCTTTTATTTGTTTAAATTTTTTTTGAAGAAATTGAGCAAATAATGTTGCGTCAAAATGATAGGCTGTATCCTGTTTAAAATTATATCTACCTAAATTTATTTTTTCTTTTTCTGAATCAAAGATTTTATTTTGATTAACTAAAGACATTATTGGATAGTAAGAGTCAGCAAAATCAGACACAGGGGTCTCAGGGTACATTATTTTTTTAAAATACCAGTCATTAAAATCTGCTATCGTATTAGATTTATCTGGTGCACCGAAAGGAAAATGAAATCCCCCGTCACCTTTCTTATAAAAATCTTGAAACCGAATACTTAATTTATAAGAAGCATTACACTCTTTCATAAAATCTTTGTCCTCGATCCCAACTAAAGAAAACCATTGATTAATCTGTCCTAGTGTACTTTCTCCTACACCCACAGTTGCAATTGATTTACTCGCTAACATTATTATTTCTTTTTCTGGAAATAGTTTTTTTAAAGTATAGGCTGTCATACAACCAGCACTTCCACCACCTAATACAATTATTATTTCCATGGAGGACCTAAATTCCATATTACTAATGATACTCTTTTTCCGCTTCTTATTACTCGTACTTGATGATCAACAAAAGACGGAAACACTATAATAGTGCCTTGTTCTTTAACTTCGTCCACAGTAATAATGTTTCTACCACATCGATTATTTCTTAGATCTAGCTCAAAGTCTCCTCCAGTATAGAAATTAGGATCAGATAAACTTACAGTAGCCGACAATTTTCTAATCTTGCCTTTATAATTAGGATGGGAATCTTTTCCAAAAGGTTCAACGGAATCATCACTGTGCCACGAATAGAATTCACCTGCCTCATATTTTGTAAATTGAATAGATTCAGACCAATCCCAATCAAAGTTCCAATCTGCATTTTTATTAGCTATAGGAATATAAGGTAGTATTAAATCATAAATCCATTGATCAGTTAACCATGTAACTTGTGATTTTCTTATATTAGACGCATCTGAAATAGATCCATCTTGTTCTCCTTGAACAATACCTCTTTCTTGCGTGTAAGAATTTCCTACAGCAATAATATCTTCACAAGTTTTTTTAGGAATTGCTTTTTTAAAATACCAATAATAATTCTTTAATCCAATCATTCTGTATTGGAGGATACTATTCTATTTAATGAAGATTGTAAAGATTAGTTAAAAATTAAGACCACTCGCCAGCTTTAACATAATTATAAAGCGCTCTCATATCCCAAACACCTGATCCATAAAAAGAAAATGGTTGTGCAGGGGCTGCCACATAAACTCTTCCTGATCCACCAGTGCCTCCATAGGCTCCATGAGGTACGTTTCCTTGACCTCCGTCACCTGTGTTTGCTCCTCCAGCAGTTCCACTTGATCCACCAGCTCCTCCGGCAGCTAAAGTTACAGTGGGTCCTAATAAAGTTGTTGTTGCTCCAGCGCCCCCCGATGACGGGCCTCCTACGGCACCAGCTCCGCCGCCACCAGCTTTACCATTTGGATTTGACCCTCCGTCATTGCCTTGAGAAGGTGAAAATGGAGGTACGTTTCCTTGACCGGCAGTTCCTGATGCTCCACCACCTGATCCTCCTTGACCTCCTCCGTCAGTTGCAGCTCTTCCCCCTTTACCACCACCTGTTCCTACATATGTTGATTCAGTAGGTGAAAAGGTTGTCGAAAAAACTGAATCGGCTCCGTTTGCGCCTCCACTATTTGTTCCACCAGCGCCGCCTTGACCAACTGTTACAGCAACTGGTCCTGTTACAGGAATTCCTTGACTTTCTCGTAGACCGCCGCCACCACCACCGGAGCCGCTATCACCCATACCACCGCCACCACCTCCTAATATTACAACATCTACAGTTGCAATAGCAGATTGTGCTTGTGTCCAAGTACCATCGGAAGTGAAAGTTTCGGTTAAAGGAGTAGTGTTTCCAGCATTTATTACTGAAGCTCCAGTTACTCCGCCATTAGCTCTATCGGTCATAATTAATCTCCTGTGTAATTTATATCTCTAAATTGTGCAAATGTAAACCCGCTATCTGACCATGTTCCAGTATCAGGATCCCATGCATATAAAGTTAGTTCATCATCAGTTGGACGAGGGTCCAAGTTTTTATGACCAACAAATCTTAGTTTATGTTCATCCCATGAATGAATCATTTCCTTACCCTCATGATCCGTTTGATCTGGATGACTCTGACTGGGCCATTGTACAGGTGCAATATAAGCACATTGGTCTTCATCAAACACCCAAGAATTATGAGTTATAGCTTCATTAGATTTCATAGCTCGTGGAGGAATAAAAGCATCTCGAGATTCATCCCAAGTATAACCTATTCCTGCATGATTTTTTCTAAAAGGAGTTCCACCGAGTTTGTGACCTCCTCGAAATGTATTGTATGAAGTTTTTTTCCAAAAATTAGGAGAGATATCTCCATGAACACTGGTTAAAAATTCGATTCCTTTTTCTTCTGATCCACCTTCATCGGCATCACTCACAACGTGAACTGCAATAACGATATTAGTGGGATCAATTTTAGCATAACTTGCCATTTAAATCACCTCCTATGCGTCGTCCAATATTTCGTAACTAATAGTTATAACACCATCACTACCTGAAGCAGTTCCAGCTTCAATATTGTCACTTTCGTTTAAATAGATCATACTATTTTTATCTATTACAATCAAAGTAGAATCAGCAGGTATATCAACTGTACTTGCAATCTTAAGAGGTGAACCTCCTGATTTAGTGATAGCAACTGAAGCAACGATTGTTGCTGATGCATTAGTGTTTGCGATAATAATACTATTTACTTTTATTAATTTATCAGATGCACACGCTAATATCTCAGTGGTTAAAGTTGATGTCAAAGCGGCTTGTGTTGATAAACCTAGTATCGATGTTACTGCTACTATATTTGGATTTGCCAT